GGCGTAACCCCTCCCGAATCAGCGGAAGAGAAGATTGAGAAAGAATCTGAATCTATCGCCAAGATGATTGATGAGGGAACGAAAACTATTGTTGAACAAAACAAGAATTAATTATGTCAGCAGGATTTAAGTATGACTTGGTTCCGCCCGTTGAGCAAGAGGAACGCTACGATGTCCAGACCGGCATTCGTAGACGTGGTCCGTTCAAACTTGATACGCAGAACCTGGTAGTGGGAAGTTTTCTTCCCGGATTTACACCGATTTGTGCGGACTTGAAAAACAAGTTCGCTTATGCGGTAATCAATGTGAGAGTTGCGGAAACCTATACCACTGGTGGAGAGGCTTTGTCTATCAAAGTAGCTAAGAACTCTTTGGCTTATGTGGGTATGTTTGTCGGAAGTGGTAAGAAAGGTGCAGAAGTAACGGCAATTGATAAGTCTAATGCCAACTACGATGTATTGACTATTAAGGCTGCTTTTGGTGAGAATATCGCCAAAGATGCCGTATTATTCAATGCGGTTGCAGTTGATGGTTTAAAACAAAAGCATGTAGCTAATTCGGCTTTGTTTAACCGTACAAAGGTTGAGGACGGAATCACATTGGTTTCATTGCTTCGTACAGCCGCAGAAATTGAACCCTCAAAATTGATTATGCCGTTCTCCGAGAACGATAAAGCCAACATGAAGGGATGGTTTGAATTTAACGAGTAAGGAGGTAGGATATGTTTTTAACGATTCAAACATTATTCGATGATGCGAACATTGTTTCCGCTATCATCAGACGTGTGAACCAGACACGCAAGGACACAATCTATTGGCAGCAGTACCTTACTTTCCGCAGAGTGACTACTCGTGTGTTCAAAGACTATATCGGTTCTGTAACTGGAGTTATGGCCGGCTCCATCAATTCGCGTTTTGGAGAGAAACCCATCCGTGAACGTCGGAACATCGGTTCCGGATATGGTGAGATTGCCTATTTGGGTGATGCTTATCAGATGTCTATTGACCGTCTTTCCGAATTGCAGGATTTGATTGACAAGTTCAATGCAGCTAAGCCAGCCGACCAAAAGGCTGCAATGGAAGAGATTGTAAACTTCCTGGCAGACGACTACCGTCAGATTACCCTTGCCGCCCACAAGCGTATGGATATTATTGTCGGTGCGCTGTTGATGCTTGGTGAAGCCACCGTTTACAACAAGGATGCTGCAATCACTTCCGGTCAGACCAATAATAAACTGCTGGAGATTACCCTTCCGTTCAACTTTATCAAGCCGAAAAGTAACGATGTGGTTGTAGACGGAAAAAATATGTTTATCTCTTATTTGAGAGAGAAACTTCATTCTTTAGCTCCGGATTTTGGTGTTTATGCCAAGATGATAATGACCCGTGCATCTTTCAACAAGCTTATTCTTGGTTCATCTGAATTTGGTGAACAGTACAAGATGATTCTCGGCAGCAACGAAATGAAGTTGAGTACGGGATTGGTTTCCTCTTCTTTGGCTTCCGAAGTGTTCACCGGCATCGGTCTGCCTCGCATCGAAATCAAGGAGGACTATGTGAAAGACCAGACGGGAAAAAACGTGCAGATTTACGCGGATAACCGTATTACTCTGTTACCTTCTGACAACATTGGTTATATGCGCCATCATACCCCGTATGAAGCGACAGACCCGGTACAAGGACGTACTTATACCCCGTCAGAAGGGCAGATGCTTATCTCTAACTACCGTGACAAAAACGGTCGCTACATGGAATATACGGCAGAATGGATTCCGCAGATTTCCAATCCAGATTTGATTACCAATTTCGATTTGAGCGAAATTGCATCTATCCAATCAGCATAAGGAGGTAGGATATGAAAGTAAAGGTTATATCAGTTTTCCGCGACAAGTTCACCGGAAAGTATTATACTCCCGGTGAAGTGATTGAAGTCGGTGAGGAAGCCCGTGTGCTGGATATGGAAAGCCGCAGACTTGCTGAACGGATTGAGGCAAAAAATACCGAAGTGAAAGCCCCTGAAGAAAAGAAGGAGGTGAAAATCTCCCTCTTTGAAAAGGAGTTTGAGAAGAAGGCTTTGATTGATGCTTTGAAGTCTATCGGTACGCAGGCTTCCGGCAATATGAAAGAGGAAACTCTTTTGGCTAAGGTTGCAGAACTGGATGAAGAATCAACAGCCAAACTGAAAGAAGCATTAGGGATTGAGGCATGACAGTAAATGACTACATACAGCAAAGGTTTCAGACCTTCGACATCCAGTTGTCAGAGGCTGACCTTTTCGATATGTGTCTGAACGCGAATATAAGCGGAGAGGATGAGATGAACGAGGATTGCCACGGTCGTGTCTCTGTGGCGATTGCGAAGTTCATCCCCTCTCTATTGCTTCGTGCCACTTCAATCAGTGAAAGCGGTTTCTCGATGTCTTGGAACATTCAAGGTATCAAGGACTACTATTCATTCCTGTGCAAGAAGTACGGCTTGAAAGACGAACTGAGTAACAAACCTAAAGTGACTTTCTTATGATATTCGCTCCCCACATATTGCAGGTAAAGGTTATCACCCCGATGGAAAAGGATGAGTTCGGAAGACCTATTCCCGGTACCGGTGGTGAGAGCTGGCGGGAGGTATGCAAATGCCGTTGTGATGATGTAAGTGCGGAAAAGAAAGTATCTATCAATGGTGCTTTGTATGATTTCAAGTACAAGGTAGTCTTTGACAAGCCGTCAAAGGTTGAAGCAGGTGCAGAGGTTCGTTGTTTGAATGCCGATGGAAGCATAAGAGGTGAAGGAGTTGCTAAAAGTCCTTTGGAAACAAACTATTTTTCCTACAGAGTAATATGGTTGGAATAGATGCAGACTTTTCGGATGTTGACCAGTTCTTTGAGGACGGAACAAGCGAAGTCGTTGCTGGCATGAAAGAAGAGGGAGAGGCATTTGTTGAAGATGCAAAAGCTACCGGAAACTATCAAGACCACACAAAACATTTGAGAGAATCGAATGATTATGAGGTTAATGAAGATGGCTTAATTCTGAAAAACGAAGCTGATTATGCTTCATTCGTGGAATCCAAAGGATTTGAAGTTGCAGGAAGTGCAGCATTAAGAACGCTTGAACGATGTAAAAGAAGATTTGAACGATGATAGTAACCACCGACATAGGAAATATTCTCTATCGGGATTGCAAGGCTTTCGGGATAGGTATAGTGCCAGCAGGGGAAACGCTGACGGGTGAATTGAAGTCCGAAAGGATTGTCATCCACACGAAGAAACAACAGCCGGGAACTTATTGGAAAAAGTCTTTTGCCGAAGTGAACCTTTGCATTCCCGATCTTAGCGAGAGCGAGGCGAACACAATTCGTTTGAATGAACTCGAAAGAAAAGCTGGCAAGCTGCTTGATGATGTAGTAAGCACCTATGACGGTACAACCTATCGTTATTCTATCGAATCAATTGGTACGGAAGCGGACACGGCTTTGAAATGCCATTATGTGAATGTGAGAATTTTATTTGAAGTATTAAATGTAAAACTATAAGATTATGATTTCAGCAGTAGGAATTAAAAGAATCTTGTTTGCCGACATTGATAAGGTAACGGCAGACATTACCCCCGAAATTGCAAAAACTTTGATTCAAGCAGCCATCGCTGCCAAAGATGAGGTCTTGAATGTACACGGGGAAACGTGGCAGATTGAGGAGACGGAAGCCTCCGTCACTGGGTACAAGAACCAATTAACGGGAAAGAATTACCGTTACGATGATGTGCCAGGAGAAGTGTCACCAACTTTCTCTATCGGACAATATGACTGGAAGACAAAGAAAGCGTTCATGGGTGGCGATGTTATTCAGGCAACATCTAAAGATGTAGGTTGGAAGCGTGCTTTGGATAAAGTTATTATCAACAAAGCATTGTTCTGTCTGACCGATGATGATGTCTGGTTCATCTTCCCAAAATGCCGTATTGTTTCCCGTGAAGCCAATACGGATAAGGCAATTGCAATCGCTGTAAAAGGCTTGGTGCAGGAACCGGGAATCGAAGGTGTTTCTTCTGAGTATAACTATGAAGAAGGGCAGATTAAAGCTTTGCAGGCATGAACTACAGTAACCATTGTACCTACTCCTTCCGATGCGACCGTAAAGCTGGACGGTGCAACGGTCAAGTCAAAGCAGGTGAATGCTGGGGCTACCGTTCACTATGAAGTGTCGAAAGTGGGGTACGTCACTCAGTCAGGAGATATTAAAACCACTCCTTCTGAAGTTGATACCACTCTTAAAAAAGAGATAACATTGGTAAAAGCACAAGAGTGATAACCGGGGGATGGATATATACCATTCCCCCTTTTAGTTTAAGAATATGAATCAAGCAGCAAAAACGGTTTCTGATGCTTTGTTAGGGCTGGATTTCAAGAATGTGGAGATAGGAGGGATGGTTTATACCATTAAACCTCCTACAATTAAAATTATCTGTCGTGCCATTCATCATTTTTCCGATATCGCCCTGAGAGGAGATAATATCATGGAGGCTATTAAAGAGCTTCCTGAAGCTACTGAAGATATGCTGAAAGGTATTTCATGCTTCATCTGCGGGAATGATAGTTTGGTCAAAGAATTGGAGAACGGCACTTTTGAAGAAGTCAAAGATGCCTTGGGAGTCTGTTTCTCTATGATGGATATTTCGGCTTTTCAGTGTGTCAGCTCGATGAGGAACGTGTCGATGCTGGCAGCAAGACCGAAACAGTAGGAAACACAACGTTCTTCGGGCAGATAGCCCATTTGATTGATACGCTTCATCTGGGTTATACAGAAGTGTTTGAGATTATCCCTTATAGGAATCTGCTGATGATGCAACGGGATAAATTACGCGCAGTATATGGTGGTCAGAAGGTGAATAGAATCAGTGGTAAGGAATTGGCTAATCGTAGGAAAAAGAAATAGATATGGCGAAATTATATTGTTTAACTTTTAAATTTTAAAGCTGAGTCAGGAAAAGGACTAAATCAGGTTGGGATATTGCCCGACAAGCTGCAAGAATTGCAGAGAGACGTTATGGGAGTAATGCAAGTAATCCTAATAATCTTGTGAATCGGATTACAGGGCGGTACTTGGGAAATTTCAACAAGAATGGAACGAGTTGGAATAAGCAGGTTTCTCGTAAGACTTATATGGGAAATGCTAATGGGTAAAGTAAAGTTAAAGCCGGAGGAATCCGGCTTTACTATTATATGAAAATTTCCAATATGGTGACTGGGGAAAGTTTATTTTGTAGAATGTAGCTTTCCGCATCTTCTTTTGAATCAAAGAATTTAATTTTTTCTGCCTCGTGGTATATATCTGAAATATTTGTTAAGCAGTATGTTCCATAAGAGTTTAAAGATAGCACAGAAGAATTTAAAACTCCTTTTATAATATATTTCTTTTCCATATTTTTATTTTTTTAGTTCTAAAATGTCAATAGTGAATCTATTATAATCGGGCAGATTATCATCTAAATTATTAGGACGGCATTCAGCATATCCCGTAGGAACTGAATGTTTTAAATCTGCATCATACACTTTTTCTATCTGAGTAATATAATACTCCTTCCCATTTTGTGTATTTATTACTACATCAGATTCTTTGAATTTTTTTTCGCTCATAGTATTACCTCCTTATTTTATTAAGTTAAGTTTATAATTTTTCCGCTAACTTCTTAATATCCTCCTTACTATTGATAACGTGAGTGCTATCTCCAATTCGGACAGCTCCTATAACTTCATCGGAAGATTTTTCAAATAGGTCTGTTACTTCAACTCCGAGAGCGTCCGCTATTTTGGATAGGGTTTCAATGGTAGGATTGCCTTTTGATAATGTATTAGCTAATGTCGAACGGGCTACCCCCATTTTATCAGCTAATTCCTGTAAGGTGATGCCTTGCATTTTGCAGTGTTCGGTAATTCTTAGATTCATAATCGTGTATTTTAATTTTATACAAAGGTACGTTTCTTTGTTTTTTTGTACTATTATAATAGTATTAAATAAGGTTAATATACTAATTAAATAGTTCTTTCTGTTTTGTGTTATACTATTTAAGTAGTATGTTTGCATCATCAAAGTACAACGAAATAGTATAAATGCTAAAACATACAATTATGAAACGCTACAATTTAAGCAAGATAATGAAAGAAGCCCATCAGATAAAGAAGTACATGAAACTGTATTCTCTTACTCACGGTGTGAAGACTTGGGCAGACTGTTTGAAACTTGCTTGGGCTAACGAGAAAGAACGTATCTCTAAAGAAGAGATAAGAGAGGTAGAGAAGCAAGCTATGAAATCCGCTTTGGCACAACCAACAGAGCGTAGCTCTTATGATGATTTGTCAATACCTCAATCAGTATATTACAATCCGTATAGTTACGGGCATTTCGGTGCTCACTATGTGGGTGATTAAAGTAGAACTTATAGTACTAACACATAAATATAATGAACATGCAAACAGAGATTATTAAAAGGAACAATTCTTCTTCGTATGAAGTTGATTTGATTGAAGTGAGAGAAGGTAAGGCAGTAACTTCCTCATTGGTAGTTGCCGAGTATTTTGGTAAAGCACACAAAGATGTATTGAGAGCTATTAAATCATTGGATTGTAGTGAGTTATTTAACCAGCGCAATTTTGCGCCCGTTGAATATGTCGATAAAAAAGGTGAAAAAAGACCCATGTACTATTTAACCCGTGATGGGTTCACCTTTTTGGCTATGGGATTCACTGGCAGGGTGGCTGCACAATTCAAAGAAGCGTATATTAGCGCCTTCAACGAAATGGAAGAAATGCTTCGCAAGAATGATTGCACCAAGTATGCCGAAAAGATATTCAAGTCCGAACTGAACCGTTTCAATAAACGGTTGAAAGAAACAGCGAAAAGAATGAGAGATGAAAAAGGGTTTGGATATGGTGTTTATGGCGAAATAATGGCAGGTGTCTTTGACTGTGACAAACTTCCATTTCAAGAAAGATTGCGTAATATCTTCTCCCAAATAGGCAACGCTTATGTAGAGGGTTATTATTTGGCAGGTCACTATATAAATGCTGACAATCAAAACAAGCAGATACGCAAGTTGATTTCTGATTTTGAGGGGAAGCTGGTAGAGGGATTCAGGATATATCCGAGTGTATAAATAACACGATTATTCAAAAAGGCAGTCTTCGCACGACTTTAAAGGCTGCCTTATAAATTCCATAGTTATGAACCTCAAAGCAAGACCGCCGCCTTTAAGGCTATTCAACGAGAATCTGAGAACATAGTCATTAATTAAAACAGCAAGAAATGAGTAAACGATTTGCTATTGCCGTTTTACCCAAAGAGAAGCAACAGGGGGGGGGTAAAGTACGGTTTAAAGATTGAAAAGCCCTCTGCATTGGGCAATGTGTATGGGTTGACCGAAGAAGAACTGAAAGAACTTCGTGGATTGATAGACAATGTATTGACTAAATGATTATGAAACAGATAAAAATCAGACCACCGCCAAAAACTTTACGACAATGAAACGATTGTCGTGTTATGGTAAAGTGAAAATCTCTCTCTTACACGATTATATAATAAGTTTGCAAACAGAAACAACGAAGCTATCCTCACGGCTGAAAAATATAACCCCGCCATTGGTAAGAAGTGAGGAGCTTGCCTTTGGTGGGGTCTAATTTTTAAAACTGTGTAAAAGTATGAATAATATTCAGATTTTCCAAAATGAGCAGTTCGGAAAAGTGAGAATTGCGATGAATGAGAGTGATGAACCTTTGTTTTGCTTGGCAGATGTATGCAATGTTATAGGCATTGCTAACGCAAGAAATGTCCGGTCAAGGCTTGAAGAAGATGATGTCCACCAAATGGACACCATAGATTCGTTAGGTAGAAATCAACAAGTTACATTTATAACCGAAAGCGGTTTATATGATGTGATAATTCGCAGTGACAGTGAAAAAGCAAAGCCGTTTCGCAAATGGGTAACGAGCGAAGTTTTGCCTTCAATCCGCAAACATGGTGCATACATGACGCAAGAGACACTTGAAAAGGCTTTGACCTCACCCGATTTTCTGATTCAGCTTGCAACCAACTTGAAAGAAGAAAAGCAGAAACGTATTGAAGCCGAACAAAAAGCAGAAGTTGCCGAGCAGAAGATTC